TAAACCTGGTTCATCCTCAGCATCTTCAGTACCTGTATCTTCAGTAGCTGGTTCACCATATAATTTATCTACCGTATTAAATAAACCAGTTTTCTTTATTACTTCTGGTGTACCTTCTAATTCTTTAGATACAGCTTTTTCAAACCTTTGTTGTTGAAGGTCTAATTTAATTTCTTCGTCACTCATACCTAAAATAAACTTTTTAGCCCATGTTGCTGAAACTGGTGCTATTCCACTACCTGGGTCACCAACCGCATCTTTATATAAAGTTATTTTTTGTTGCCATTGTTCTAATTTTAATAAATCTGCCTGACTAGATGGGTTTGTCAATCCTAGTGAAAAATTTTCAATTTCATCTTCAAAACCTAATACGTATAAATGAATAATGGCTATTTTGTTTAACTCTTGTATAATAGCTTTTTGTATTCTATTTATAGTTCTAGCAAATCTAATATCTAATAGAGCTAAATTTTTACCTTCACCCACTACTTCTTCAAAACCTAAAAAAGCCTTTGGTATTCTTAATGATGCTAGTAGTTTTTTCTGTATATATTCGATATCCGCTATTTCACTTAAGTTAGTTGCTCCCGGTAAAGTATCTATAGGACTAGGAGCTGCCTGGTCTCTTACCGGTATAAAATAATCTTGGTCTACCGCCATTTGATTCATTCTTAAATCAACATTTCCATTATTTGGGTCTACGACCGGGTCTCTTTTAAATTTATTAGCTACTTTTTGTATATAAGCTTCAACATCTTTATCATCCATGTTACCTACAAATATTTTAAAAATTCTTCTTTCCGGTGCTCTAGCTGTTCTATATACTAACATAGCGTCCTCAGCTAATAACATTTGTTTCCAAGTTCTTCTAGCTTTTTCTAACATAGAAGTACCATATGGTAATCTTCTATCATCACCTAATAATCTAAAATGTGCTACTTCCCAAGAATTTAATTCCATTTGTTTATCTTTCCAAACAAATTTTACTTTTCTTTCTTTTTCTTCACCATCTTTGTCTTGGTTTAAAAAAGACCCACCTTCAACTCTTTCTATTTCAACGTTAGGTAATTGTCTACAACCTATTATACCTTTTTCAGGGTCAATTTTTAAATAAACAAAATTATCACCATATTTTGCGGTATTTCTAATCCACATTGGTAGGTTAGTGTTTACGTCTAGTATGTTATTAAATAGGTCAGCTAAAATAGATTTAATTCTAGCTGATTCTGAGTATATTGTTAACATGTGACCATCTTCTGAAGGTGTTGTAGATTCCTCAGCGTATATATCTAAAGCTGCTGAAATTTCCGGGGTAAACTCCATAGATTCATAATCGTAATATGAAGCTAACCTAGTTGGTTCATAATAAACTGATTGTGTGTAAATCTCGTTTTCTATTCTTTGCCATTGATTTGACAAATATACTGTTTGTTGAGCTGTTAACTTCTCTTTTTCAAATTGAGCTTTTGAAGTTGTCTTTAGTAGGTCATCTTTAGCAAATTTATATTTTGTAAAAGCTGGTTCTTCTTGTCTTGGGCCTTCTGGTCCAAACATCTTACTTAGTCTCTGGAATACTGTTAAATTTTCTGCCATAGTTCAATAATAATAATTTTATTATAAATAGTCCACACCTTTACCTTCTTCTAGTTCCACCGAATAACCAATTATATTCCTTATATAGTTGTTCGTTACTTACATTAGGTCTTATACTTGGATTTAAAGCTTCGGAATTACTTATTGGTTTTAAGTCTATTAATGTTTCTTTTCTATCTTCTGTAACATCTACCCAACTATTTAACATAGCTTTTGTCATTTCGTCAGCTTTTTTTAATTGTGAAAAAGAACTTTCACCAACATAAACGGCCATCGCTAATGCCATAATTAAATCATCATGTTTTCCTTTCATGTGGTTTGGTTTACCGTTAACAAAAACAAATGTGTAAAGTTCGTTTAGTAATCTATGTGATTTTATCACAAAACCATGTCGTAAAGCTTCTTCAAAAGCAGAGACAATTTGTGCTCGTTTATTATTAAAACTTATGCCTGGTATTTTTTCTAGTAGTTTTGGATTGTACTTCCATTTATCAGCTGTGTTAGCTCCCTCAACATATAGGTCTCTATAACCTAATTCTTGTAATTTTCTTGCCGTTGCTACACCCATACCTCCAGTTATATCAATAACAATATATGCTTTATAAAGGTTACCCCATTTAAAAGCTAAGTCAGCCGCTAAATCAGGTGGAATTTTACCTAAATACTCCATAACCTGAGTTCTCTCTTCAAAATCAATAACACATATAGATGTGAAATCTTCGGAATCACCTCTAGATACGTCAATACCCATAATATATTTATGGTTTAATTTAGCTTCTTCCCAAACCCATAATTGTCCACTAGCATATTTTTCTTTAGGTTCTACCACCATAGTTTCTTTTATACGTTCAATAGTTTCAATAGGGATAACATTATCTCCTGAACCTAAAAAAGCACTCTCTAATTCCTGTGATATTTTTCTTCTATCAAACTTTAATTTTTTACACATAGACTCAAACCAAGAAGAATATGGTTTATAACCTTTCTGGGTTAACCCTTTAAATTTAGTTTGGTCTTTTTCAGAAATATTTAAACTATCGTCATAATCTTCTCTATTTAACATATAATGAATAATGTCTTTAGTTTTAACCCACACTAAATCTTTAGTAAATCTAGGGTCATTTTCCCAATGTAATTCGGAAACCCTAAAATTGTTAATACCCTGAATTGCTTGGTCATAGATTTCATAATATATTTTATCATATCCGTTTGGTGTTGAAATAACTATAACTTGACCACCCGTAGAAAGGGATGCCATACAAGCAGCCCACAAATCATCACCAGCTTCTATATAAGCGGCCTCATCAAATATCAATATTGTGGGCGTATAACCCCTTAAGGCATCGACTGAGGTAGCTACAGCTTTAACCTCACAACCATTATTTAATTTATAATGTCTTTGTGAATCTTTTTCTTTTGAAAATCCAACATTAATCCATTCAGGCCATTGATTTAAAAATTGTCTAATTTTATTTGCTAATTCCTGTGCTGTATCTAATTTATTAGCTAATATTAGTACTTTTTCAGGTTTAGTTTTAGAGGCAAATTGTAATTGTTTTGAAATCCAAGCAGCTGTAGCGGTAGATACACCAGCTTGTCTATATTTTTTAGTAATATTTTCGTTGTATTTTTCAAAATTGTTTAACATCATTTCCTGTTCAGGAAATAATTTAAAAGGTACATACTTACTTTGGGTATTGTCGTATGTTTCTAAATATGATTTAATAGCATAGGGGGTATCTTTATAACACTTCGCATACTCCGCTATTAGTTCTTCTTTATTCATAATAATAAATATCGGAAAATAAAATATAAAATAAATGGATGGTTGTATTAACTACCTAAACTTTGTAAGTAGTTGTTTTCTTCTGGTGTTAAGGAATCCATTCCTGATTTAGATATTTTTTCTAGTATTTTGTCTAAATCAAACTCCTCTGGTTCTTCTGTTTTACCAATTAAATCGTCTATACTTATACCACTAGATTCCGGTTCGATTACTGTTGATTCATCATCATCATTTGTATCAATACCTACAGCTTCTTCATAGTCCTCTTCTTTTAATTCTTGCACTATTTCGTCTACTAACTTTTGGACTAGTCTTTTTCCTTCTTCACCACCTTCTAACATTTTTTTAGCTAAATTTAAAAAGTCTTCAGCCTCTAAACTAACAATTCTAAAATAAAGATAGTTTTGTATTCTTCTACTATCATCGTTAGTTATTAATTCTTGTGGGTACGCTTCTGAAAATTTTTCCCAAATTACAGGACCTAACCTTAAGTCCCATATTTCAGCTGGTAAAGTATCTTCCATACCTATAACATCTTCAGCAAATTCTGGGTCAGATGGTAATCCGTGTGCTGAAACATATTCCATAACACCTTTAAATAATTCATGTACTAATATTGGGAATAACGCTCCTTCCGCTTTAATTGTTGGTGGGTCTGTTTCTAAATCTAATTCTTCTCTACCAGCTCCTAAACTCTCACCTTCACCAGCTGCCATTCTCATATCCATATCAGGCATTATCCAATACATTAAATCATTTACTGACATTAATAAAGAATATAAATTAACTAAATCTGGGTCTATTTCATTTAATTTTTCATCAACCATGTGGTAAAGATATAAAGCTTTTTTAGAAGACCCTTGTATTAAAGAATTTATAAATCTTCTTTTTTGTCTTTCTAAATCTAACTTTTGTAACCTGTCCGCAGCTTCTTGTTCTTCTTCTGGATTTTGTGGTGTTTTAGGTTTTTTAGGTTGTTTAGGTTGTTTTTGCATCCCACCTAGTGATGGTTTTTTAAGTTTAGCGTCAAATTGTAAATCCCCCTCTGGTACACCTAAATTATCCATAACAACCTCTACAGCTAACTGTTCTAGAGCTTGTTTATTTTGACTTTCTATCTGCATAGCTCTAAATAAAGCCTGTTGCATCATTGGTTGTAATGACATCGCGGATGCTGGGTCAACTGTTTCTAAACCAGTAGCTCTTTTAACCTTATCTATAACATCTTTAAATCTTTTAGACGCGATTACCTCTTCAAAAGAATCGTCCCCACCTAATTCTGGAAAAGCTTGGTGTTTACCTAATGGGTGTTCACCTGTAGATAATTTTCTTTCAATGTCTGGTGACATTCTTTCTGGTCCTTCATAATCTATAGGGGCTTCTTTTAATCTTCTTTTTCTTCTCATATTATTAAGAATTTTCAACTTGTGATGTTATGTCTTTAAAACCCATCCAATTTGGCATATCCTCTTTACCCGCTTTTGGTTTTGGTTTTACACTTGGTCTTGTAAAAGGTCCTTTTCTTCTTTTTGGTGTTGTTGGTGTTGTGGTTGGTGTTCTTACTGGTGTTTTTACTGGCATTTCAGTACCTACTGGTGCTCCCATATAGGCACCTTCAGTATCTCTTTCAGTTTCTGATAGTTCTTCTTCAACATCAAAAAAGTTTTCACCACCAGATTCTTTCTCTCTTATTTCTTCTTCTAGGTCTTGAGAGTCTTGGATTGGTGCTCCATCCATATAAATGTTACCGTCTGTATATATCATAATATCCCAAGTAAAACCAGCATCAGAAGCTAAAATTAAATATAAAATGTCTTCTTCAGGGTCTTCACCACGTTCTAATTCATCTACCATTATTTGATATCCTTCTAATTCTAAAACATACTTGTTTAGTTGTTCAAAAGCATATTCTTGTTCTACTGAACTAAATAATTTTGTTCTTTTTTTACTAGGGTCATAACCTGAATAAGTTCTAACTTCATAATCACCCTCTTCTTGAGAATTTTTAACCATCTCTATAAGTTTAGATTTAGTTAGGTGATTTTGTTTTTTATTTACAACACCTAACATCCAATCTTCAACCATTTCGTTTGTTACTGACTCTGTGTTTTTTTTATCTGTAATTAATTTTAAATCTTCATCATCTTTTTTAATATCAACATCAGGATTTCCAACATTATCAGTATCTATAGTTTTAGTTCCGTCATTTTCTTTACTATAAGCCTCAACATCTTCTGTTTCATTTGTAGTTGATTTAGCTGCTTTTTGTTGTGATTGTAATTTCTTTTGTGCTTTTTGTATTTCCGCTACAGTTTTATCGTAAGCTTCTTTAGCGTTTTCCATTTTTCTTTGTAAATCAGCTTGTGCTGACATAATTGCTGATTGTCTAATTTCTGAAACTATTTTACGGTATAGTGTTTTAACTTGTTGGTCGTTAAACAAAGAAAGTGTTTCTGTTTTGAAACCTTCCCTTATTAACTCTTTAATCATTTTATCTCTATTTAGTAACATATGATAGTGTTTTATCGTAATCTAGAATTAAATCTCTAGAATATAGTTTATCTTCAACAGCTTTAATTTTATCACCAAAATGAAAAACTAATCTTTCACCATTAAATTCATCTTCTTCAGAAACCTCCCAACCTAAAGCTATTACATTGTCTAAAGCGTGTTCCATACCAAAATAATCTGAATTTTGTACTAATTCTAATTTAGTAGTACTTTTAGATAAAACCCCCACTTTATTTATATATTCAAACTCTGGGGGTCCTGGATTTCCGTGTGCCGGATTAGAATCCCAATCTTCTCCCCACAACTCTTCTATTTTTTCTGAAAATATAAATTCATATATATTTTCTTTTTTATAATTAGGTCCTAATTCGTTTATAAAAATAAGAAACATTATCTAATTATTTCACCTTCTTTAGTTATACCTAATCTTTTATGTTTACCTTCAAAAATTAAAGTACCGTTTTCAGTTTTTTCTTTAAATTTTATATTTTTATTTTTTTCTAAAACTTTTTTAGTTCTTAATTCTTGTTCTATAGTTTCAGAGAGAGTTATTGGTGTTTTTTTAGAATTACTTTTAAGTACTTGGCTTTTTATGTAACCTTTTTTAGCACTTTCGTTAAAAAGTTTTCTTTCACTTTCTTTTTTAGACGGTGAGTAATATTTTTTAATAGTTTTGTTAACTCTTCTTTTTAAACTTTCTTCTAATCCCATATCATCAAAAGCTGC